GCCCGGATCGGCGACGCGCGGCGCGATCTCCGCGCGGCGGAACGGCGTGCCGACGTTCCGATCTACCCAGCACGCTGCACCCTCGAAGCGCGGGAGGTAGCGCGCGACGTAGCCGGACTCGGCCCAGACCTCGGGCCCCGCCTCCCGCGGCGGCTCCGGGGCCGTGTCGCTCAGGGTCACGGCCGAGGCTGCGCCCTCGGCGGTAGTGACCCGCCAGGCGAGCGCCGCACCCGCCTCTGTACCGAACAGCAGCCAGCGGCCGCCCTCCGTGAGCACGAGCACGACGTAGCGGCGGCGGGTCGCGAGGTCGAGCGAGCGGAAGGTCTCCGCATCAACGCCCCCCGTGTACAGCTGGAGGGTGGCGGTATAGCTTCCCTCCTCCGCCTGATCGACGGAGAGCTGCGCCGTACCGTGTCGGGGCGCCAGCCGCACGAAGTCGGAGGTGCGGCGGATCGACGACACCCGCCCGTCCTCGGCGTAGCCCAGGCCGACGAACGCCTCACGGTCGAGCAGGCGCACATCGCGAATCCCCTCCGCGACGTAGCCGCAGCGGGGGCCAATACCGAGTATCTTGCAGCTTCCCATCTGCTGCGATGGATAAAAAGAAGCGCAGCCGTCCGGCCGCGCTTCGGGAGAGATAGTGTGAGGGGGGGGGCGCTACGGTTTCACCTCCTCCCTGTAGAGAGGCGTGATGACGCTGACGTCGGTCACGAGGGGCGCGACCTCGGTCGAGGTGCCGGCCCAGACGCCCGTCCACCCGGAGGCGTCGCCCTCCGCCGCACCGCTGCCGTAGTCGAGCTGTGTGGCTGCCAGACCTCCCGTGCGGCCCAGCACGACGATGCGTCCCGCGGCGTCTACGGCCACGACGACGAAGCGACCGAGGCTCAGCGCATCGGCCTCCTCCTGCATGTCCGCATCGAGACGCGGCAGCACGGCGTTCGCCGTGTGCGTGCGGTACTTGCCGCCGTTCGACCCGACGGTCAGGGCGTCGGTGAAGGAGAGGCTGCCCGTCGTGCCGTCGATCTCGTAGAACATCTCGCCCGTGGGCAGGATGATTGAGTCGATCGCGCCGTCCGTGTTGGTGTGATACTGGATCACCCCGTCGATGGGCGTCGCCCCCGTCTCGGCCGCGTCCTTGGCCGGATACCAGTTCGCGAAATAGAGCTTTCGCGCGCCCGCCACCGCATAGCTACATGCGTTGTCCGGCAGGCTTCTCGTTAGTTTGCATCCCATGATTCATACGTTTTTTTTTTTACGATTCCGGGTTCGGCGGCGTGGCGGGCTTGGCGTAACGCAGCACGACCTCCTCATCGAACAGCACGGCGACACCCAGGCGCAGGCGGCCGCGGATGAATACCTTGTTGTCATTCGGCTTGGGGAAGCTGCCCAGTTCGATGTACTCGAGGTCGCCCATCAGGTCGGTGAGCATCTTGATGTTCCTCTTGTCGTACGCGATGATCGTCGCGTTGTCGAGCCCCTTCACCGGTACGATCTCCACGCCGAGGTAGTACATGCGCGGGTTGCGCGGATCAGTCTTGTCGAGCGTGAACTCCGGCCCGAGCACCTGTGCCTCGTTCGGGCTGTTCGCAAGCGCCAGGCGCAGCACGCGACGCGTGGCGTAAGAACAGAGCATGTAGAGCGTTCCCGCCTGCTCGCTCTGCAGCACCTCCTCGGGGATCGCGGCGTAGACCTCGCGGAACGCCTCCTCCGCGTTCGCGGCTGTGATCGTCTCGCCCTCGATCTTGATCGTGTCCGCGGAGTTCACGAGCTGAGTGTAAATGCCGTCGATCTCGTCCGGGTTGGTCGTGCTGTCGCCCGCGACGATCAGTTCCTCGATCTCGTTCGAGAGCTCGGCGGCGAGGATATAGAGCGTCGCGGCCTCCAGGTCCTCGGGCAGGGAGTCGTTGAGGGCGCCGGGTGACAGCGCATACAGCGTACGCTTGCTCTCCAGCGCGTCGATACACTGCTCCAGGTTGATTTTGAAAGTCTTTACTTTTGCGAGCTTCTCCGAAAGTTTGAGAATCTGCTCGGGCGTCCATCCGCAGTCGCCTGCGTCGGCCTGGAGGACCTTGCCGGTGAGGTCGATCTGGTTGAGCCGCTCCTCGCCTTTCACGCCCTGCACAATGTCGATGTAGCCTCCCTTGATGAGTCGGCCGCCGTACAGCGCACGCGTGAACCATTCAGGATTGTCCCGGGGCGTCATGGTCAGGTCCTGAATGTTGTACATGTTTACTTCTGCCATTTTTTAAAGGATTTGAGTGTTTGCTACTTCTTGGGGTGCGCCCGCTCGATGCGGCTGCGCGTGATCTGCGCCAGGCGCTGCTCGTGTGTCATGGGACCCGCCGGGGCCTCATCGACGCGCTGCCGCTGCACCTGGGTGGAGGGTTGCTTCTCCAGCGCCGCCAGGCGCGCCTCCAGTGCCGCGATTTTCTCGTCGCGCTCCTTCTTCTTCGCCGCGAGCTCGGCACGCTTCGAAAGCAGCGCCGCCGCGCGCTTCTTCGCCGCGAGCTCCGTTTCCGGCCGCTCAGGTTCCTCACCCTCGCCCTCCGGCTGGGTGATCACCAGCTTGCCCTCCTCGTCGATGACGATGACGTTGCCGTCCGCCAGTGGGTGCTCACCCGCAGCCATCTGCTGCCCGTCGAGCGTCGCATAGCCCTCCGCGTCTACCCAGCACTCCTGGCCGTCGGCCAGCTCGAAGATCAGGTAGGGCGTGCCGCTGTCCGTCTCGTCTTTCTGCGCCTCGTCGGCGAGCTCCCGCGCGTCGTCCTCCAGCAGTACGCCGAAGGCGGCGGCGAGCGCCGCGGCGAACTTCCCGCGCTTCTTCTGCTCCGCGGGTTTCTTTTCCGTTGATTTTGCCATACTTACGTTATTAAAATTGAAAAGTCCTTCCAAAGAGAAGCCCCGCACCTTGCCGGGCAGCACCTCGTCGCGCCAATATGCCGTGTCCTCGATTTTATAGGATACGACGAGCGTCCCGGCGGGCAGCTCGCCCAGGCCGAGCGCCACGCTCTTGTCGCGCTTCGGGTCAGCCACCGTCCACAGCTCCGTGAGGTAGTTGCCCCGCAACTGCTTCTCGTGCTGGTGGGTTGTCGTGTGCAGCGCACACCCCGTGCGCATCATCTTGGCCGCGATCCGCTCGATCTCGTCGCGGCGGAAGCGGACGTAGTATTCGCCGAGCTCCCGGTCATTGCGATAGATCGGGACGTCGGGAATGATCAAAGGACCGGTGAGGACGTGTTTGGCCTTGTCGAGCGCCACGGGGCGGCGTTCGGCGGCCTTGGCCAGCGCCACGAAGTTCACCTCGATCGCCGGGCACTCGACGAAAGAGACGGCGAACACCCCGTCCTCGCCCTCGCCGGTAACGGTGCAGTCATACAATGGGAAATCGAGCGTCATGCACAACAGATAAATCGCGGCCGCACTATCCGTCGTAACCCGCCAAGTCGCGCACCGCGACGACGTCATTCGTGCGGTCGATGATGTCGGTGACCGCGACGACTGGGTGAAACTCCATGCCGCGGATCGCCTCGATGATCTCGTCCGTACGGTCGTCCGTTTCAGGCGGCATTATCGCCGGACCCGGGTTCCCGCCGGGCACGATGCCCGCGAGGTCGGCGAGGGTCAGGGGGCGAGACCGGCCGGCGTCGTTGATGAACTCAAGGAGGGCGCGGTTGTTACGTGTGCTCGCGCGGTTCTCGACGAACTCGCCGCCCTCGACCTCGATGCTCGTGCCCGCGATGCGCATGCCCCCGTGGTCGTGCGTCGGGCCCGAGAGCATGCCGCCGTCGGCGAGCTTCGTGAGCTGCTGCGTCATGATGGCGACCTGGACGGCGCCCAGGGTCGAGATCATGGCCGCGAGGATCGGACCGATGATCGGGCCCATCTCGAAAGCCTTCGTAGCGCCTACAGCCGTATTCGAAATGCCCGTCGCGATGTTCATGACGAGCTCCGCGCGCCGCATCTGCTTCTCCTTGCGCGCCGCCTCCCTTTCGAGGCGCTCGCGCTCCTTGGCCAGCCTGTTCTCCTCACGAGCCGCGGCTTCGCGGCTGGGCATCTCCTCCTGGAGCTGCACACGGAGGGCCTCCGCGGTGCTGCCCGACGCCTCGCGCATGCGCTCCTCGAGCTCCTCGACACGCTCGGCCGCAGCCTCACGGCGCGCCGTCGTCTCCTCCAGGCGCTCGTCGATCGCCTCCATCTGCTCGTTGATGCTGTCAAGCTGCGCCTGGAGCGCCTCGTTGATAGCCGAGGCCACGCCGCTGCCGATCTCAAGGATTTGGCCCGCGACCTCCTCCATTCTACCGGCAAGCTCACCGTAATACTCGAGGCTTTTCGCGTCGCGGTCCTGCGCGAGCGTGCTCTGCTCCCGCTGCGCGTCCCCGATCTTCTGCGTGATATCCAGAATCGCCTGCTCGTGGCGCTGCATCTCCTCCTCGAATTCGACGGTGCCCACCCTCAGACTCTCGAGATTGCGGGCATGCCGCTCATCCTCCCCCGCGCGAAGGGAGTAGAGGCGCGCTACGTAATCGCCGAGCATAGCGATCGCCTTGTCGTACTGCTCCTCCGTGGCCTCGACGTCGATCAGGCCGAGCCCACCGCGTTTGCGCACCACGAGGCGGTCCCGCATGGCCTCAAAACGGGCATAGAACAGCTCCGCGGCCGACTCCTCCAGCTCGTAGCGGCGGTCCAGCTCCTCCCGCACGAGGGCCGTGCGCTCGCGCAGCCACTTCTCCTCCAGTGCGCGCAGCTTACGCGCGAACGCCGCCCGCTCCTGCTCGGTGTAGTTCTGCTCGTCGCTGATGTTTTTCACCAGCGCCGCGCGCTCGCGCTCCTGCTGCGCCTCCATCTGCTGCCGACGGCGTTCGAACCCGTCGCGCTCGAGCTCGATCTCCGCATCTTCGGCCTCGGCAATAGCGCTCAGCAGCCGGTCGCGGTAGTTTCGGTCGATATCGAGAAGCTTGCGGCGCTGCTCCTCCGCGAGGCTGGCGATCTGGTCGTTCAATGCGGCGCGCGCACGCACGGTGAGGTCGGCCTCGCGGGCCAGACGCATGCGCAGGTCCTCGATCTGCCGGGTGTAGGAGGCTTCCACCTCCGCCCGTTCACGCTCGCGACCGTCCTTGATGAGCCGCATGCGCGCGTCCTGTGCCTTGCGCTCCTCCGCAAGGGTCGCATCGCCCTGCGCGCGGGCCCGCTGCCGGGCCTGCGCCGCCAGTACGGCCGCATCCGTCTCGATCTGCGCGCGCTCGTTCACGATGGCCTCGCCCGCCGCAATCTCCTTGCGGAGGTTTTCGAGGACTCCACGGTAGACTTCGAGCATCTTTTCCGCATTTTTTCGCGCTTTTCGGGGTAAATCCCCTCCGGCGAGGCGCGACTCCAGTATCGAAATGTCTCGATCGAGTTTGGCCGCCTCCGCAAGATTGCCCCGCAACCCGTCCACCGCCCTTTTATTGAGGCGCTCGGCCTCGGCGTTGGCCTTTTTGCGCTCCTCCAGGATCGCGAGACGCTTCCGTTCAATCCGCTCGGCACTCGCGCCCTGAGCCTCCAGCACCGCGGTTTCGCGCTCGAGCGCTGCGATGCGCTTCGCCGCCGCGTCCTCCACGGCCTGCGTCTGCTTCTCAAGTAATTCGATCGCGATGCGCTGCTGCTCGTTCTGCTTCTTCTGTGCCTCGGTCGTGTCCCCCGTGCGCGTAATGAAATAGGCGAGCACTCCGACCACCGAGATGATAGCGAGGGCCAGCAGCACGTAGGGATTCGCCGCAGCAACCAGATTGAACGCCTTTTGCGCAACCGTTGCGGCGATGGTGTTCTTCGTGGCCAAGGCGTCGGCCGCGGCTTTCGCCTTCGTCTGGATAACCTGCGTCTTCGTAACAAGAATCGAGGCCTTACCCGCCGCGATGCTGTCGCGCAGGAGGTTATTGTTGAGCCCCTGTACAAGAGAGATCGTGGCCAGAATGCGCTGGAGGGTCGCCGCCTGCCTGGCCGTCTCCTCCGAATCGTCGCCAAAGAGCACGAGGAGCTGGTTTCCTGTGAGCAGGGCCTGCGCGAGGCCCATGCCCGCGCGGCTCGCGCTGTCGAGCCCCTGCACGAAGGGTTTGAGGCTCTCGCCGGCCTTTTCATAGTTGCCGACACTGTCCCGGAAGTCGCCCGTGGCCTCGGCCAGGCCCTTGATCTTGTCTCGTATCTCGTCGAGCTGGCGACCCGTTTCCTCTCTGGCCGCGGCCATCTCGGGGGTGGCGTCTCCCATCCTCTTATACACGTCATTCAGCGCGGCCGCCTCGAGGCGCAGCCTTTCCAGCGACCCCTCC